CATCCTATCAAAAAAATAAGAGAGCAACAAAACTCTCTTGTAACAATGATTGTTATTATTGTTGTATGTTTAATAGCGTTCCTTGTTATCAAATTGCAAGGTTTATTCAAATGAGTATTAATTTTTAAAACATAATATACCAATGAAAAAAATATTATTTTCAGCACTCACAACTATTTCAGTAGCATTCACAAGTGCACAAGAATTTGAAGTTACCCCTGATGGACTTAAAGAAAAAACATCAGGAAAAGACTTTGCAGTTATCGAAGTACAGGGTAAAACCGCCAGCGAATTGTATAATAACGCTGTTAAGTACATTAATGTAAGTTACAAAAATCCAAAAGAAGTAATAAAAGGTGATGTTAAAGATGACTTTATAAAGTGGGAAACTTTTGTGCCTAATATTGGTACAATTAAAAACAGTTTTGTAACTGTACCCGCAGACGCCCTTATTACTGTGCAACTTTCTTTTAAAGACGGAAAAGCAAAATATGAAGTTGTTAATCAGAATATATATAATAGTCAAAACAAAGGAGAATTAGGCAAAGTAACCTTTAAAGGTAGTAAGTGGTCAGGGTTCCCTATATATGATGAAAAAAATAACAATCTACGACAAGAACAACTTAAAAAAGATATAGAAAACTACTACAATTCACAAATTGCAAAAATTAAAGAATACTTAAACGGCACGTCGCAATCTAAAAATGATGATTGGTAAAACAAAAAAGAGCCTCGCACTTACACGGGGCTCTTTTTTAACAACTAAAAATAATTATTTATGAAAACTCTTCCACATTCTCCAACATATTACACCCGCCAGCAGTACCAACAATAGCCATACCCACCAGCTAACAATTCCTTTCACATCTTTTGTTTTATGAGAAAAAGCCGTTGTGCTTTCTGTATTACGTAATTCATTATTAGTTGTGCTTATAGTATTTGTAAGGGTAGTGTTCGCCACTATTTGGCTATTGGATAGGTTGCTTTTAGTAGTAATCTTCACCTTTCCACCACTTACCCTTATAGTTTCATTATCTCCGTCACGAATTCGAGTATATGTAAGCTCCTTGCTGTTGCCTATACTATCCTTATCGCTCTCTACTGTTACCTCGTACTCTTGTGAGGCGTGTGTATCAAGCTGCAAGGTTTGGGCGTTTTGCTGAAAAAGAGCTGTACTATCCTTGTACTTTATAATACGCTCTTTTTGTACCTGCTTTTGCTCGGTAGTAGCTACCTTACGAGTCCTGCAACCTAATAGACCAAGTAACAGTATCACTAATCCGATAATTCCGAAAGCTCTTCGTATTCTTATGTAATTATGCTTTCTCATAACTTTCAATCGTTTTAATTACTTTCTTTAAACTATCTGCATAGTTGATAGCAGTTGCATACCCTGCCTTTGCCACTTCCTCAGCAAACTTGTAAGGGTCGCTTCTTACTAACAACGCCTTAGCGTATCGTTTGTTTTTGAAAAAGAATTGCGCGTGGTCTGTAAAGCATTCTTCTGGCGTGTCGTACTTCCTGAACCAATCTTTAACTATGTACTTGTACTTACCACTCGACAACATCTTCACCGATATAACCAACGGAAACAAGTGCTTTAAATTGGGACTGCTTAATATCTCTGTTGTAGTTAGTAATTGCTTCTTGTCAGCAGGCGTTTCCTTACCTGCTTTTACACCAAAAAACATATTGCCGGGCACGCTCTTAGCCCAACCAGTTTCCAACGCCGCTTGCGCTAAAATGAAGAGGTGCGATATACCCGTTTTGCGCTCGGTTTCAAGCGCAAAGGGCTTGTATTGCTTTATAAATTCCTTCGGTGTCATTGTTGTTCGTCTTCTGTTTTGTCGTTATTGTTTAATTCTTCTGTTTTTGTGCCATTGCTAATTTCATCAAAGAAATCTTTCAATTTTCCGCTCCTCTCATAGTTATAGAGTGCTTTCATTATCCATTGTGGCGGGTACTTCCCTCCTGTAAGAACAAAAACATTCTTCACTATCTTGCTTACAGGGTACATCAACGTCATAAATTGTACTGCACTCTGGAATATTTTGCCTGTTTCTGTTTCATTGATAGGTATACTTAGTATAGAGAGTGATATATAGACCACTGCTATCACCATCATAATTGTAGCGTTGCCTACAAGGAAGTTATGAATATTAAATGTGCCTGCTTTGGCGTGATAAATAGCCCCTACTACCATATTGAGGAGGAGTACAAAACTAATTCCTACAAAAAAGAGTTCATTTTGTTCCCGCCATACCGAAAAGTACGAATATAACAATAGTAACGGCACGCTCTTAAAGAAAGCAACAAAGAAATAGTACACCCTATCTCTTAGATGTATCTTATCGTCAAAGTAGAAGAGCAAAACCAACGGTGTAGCCCATATCGCTATCTTTATCTTGGCTCTAAGTAGCCACTTCATAAACTTATCCATTAGTCTCCTTGTTTATACGTTTCACAATAGGGTAAGGCGTTACGCTCGCTACTATGTCCCACCAATCAATAAAGGTGCGCTTCATATACTTATCGTACAACTCTTTACCAATCCCCGCCAATAGTACAGAGGCTAACGCTAATAAAAAAGCAGTCCCAACACTCCAAAATTTAAAAAATAGTGCAAAAAAAAGCACTAACATACAATTGCCTACCTTTGAATGTAGCAATTTGTCCTTACCTATTAAGTTTCGTTTTAATTTATTCATATATTATTCATCAATTGAAAATTGCCAATCAGTTGCAAAACTTCCTTTCTCTACTTTTACAGAAGAGTAGTATATATCACCACTCACATTGTTAAATTCAATAAAACCATTAGGAGTTCCTTCTCCTATACACATTCCTTTAGGATTAAAAATAGTGTATCTATGCCATTTATTATCACCAATTAACACACCATTGTTAGAATGTTCTGTAAACGGCCCTATACCGTTTGGATTTTTATTCATAGTAGCGAAATTCCCAAACTTCCCTGTTCCGTTAGTCTTTGCCCAAAAAGATATAGTTACCGGCTCGCCTATAATATCAGGTATATTAGCCTTAATTCCTTGCCAATCACCATTAACTTTTCTCACTATATTCCCGTTAAATCTCTCATCTATAGGTTCACCAGCATTCCTACTCCAACTAAAGTCCATATGATAGGGCTGTCCGTTCACAATGAAGTCTCTCGTGCCTTTAAGTAAGTTATATCTTACCAGAGCTTTATTCTCAAACTTCCTACTCATCGCAATATAATCACCCTCTCCCCACAACGCTATCATTCGTAACTCCTTTACATCGCTTGGCGTGGCAAAGGTTAGTCCTATTACATTCCCTGTATAGTCTCTTTGTACGGAATTTACTACCAAACCAGCCTCATAGCCCAGCACTTCAAATGTGTTGCTGGTTGTCTCCACGATAAGTACATAAGTGCCTTTTGTTAGCGCATTCATTGTGGCAATATTCCCACTATCTGCCTTGTCTATCTTTATCGATAACTCGTGAGTAAATCCTCCGCTGAACTTCTGCGAGCCACTCACTTTAAAAGCGTTGTTCAATTCAAACAAATACCCTCGCTTGCTGGGTAACAGTTGCAAGTGAGTAATTTCTGTCTTGTCTGCGTTCAGTGTAGTATACCTCCTGTCAATGTCCTTGTAAGGTATTACCAGTACTCTGTGTTTTAGTCCCTTTTTTGGCTTATAATCACAATCAAGAATTATATCCTTTATGTTGTCTATACATCTCATATCAATTTCATTCTCATTCTTGGTTTATTAATTCGGTTGTTATCCCCACAGCCACTATTACATCTATATTCTGGGAATAGTGAGGCATTTCTTTCAAGGTACGAAACACAATCTTGCCATAGCAAGTCCGCTTGTTGCTTGTATATTGTGCGCACATCTCTTCTCTCTGCTTGGCTAACAGTCTCCCCGTCTTGATTTTCTTTCACTTTTAGCCCCATAGCGGTATCAATATAGTGCCCAGTGAAGGCATATCGAGCATATGTAAAGTACGCTAATACGGCTTTGAGCCCTGCAAATTCGTACTTTTTACCCTCAAAGGTATAAGTGCCACCATTAAGCAATAAAGTGTAATCTCTCACGGGCGTTTCGCTTGTCAAATCTTGGTAAAAAGACTCGCAAACCAGCCCCTTTAAGTCAAACATCTGCGCCTCTCTTATAAATCGGTTGAATTCTTCCTCTTTTCGAAATAGAGAAACGCTTAAATACTTGCTACATTCTTGCTTATTAACTAATAACTTCATACTAATTTGCTAATTTCAAAAAGTCCGTTTTCCGATATATTCCTTGCGAAGCCGTCGAAAAGCTCCTCGAACATTTCTTGCACATCTTGGCGTTCTTCTTGCATTTGCTCTTGCATAAAGATACGTGCCTCTTTCAAACTTTCCCCCGATGTATTGCCTAATTTCCCTTCCACGTAATCAATCAGCACAGGAGGCACATTACCATACGATTTGCGAATGTTATTGGCCGTCTTCTCGTCAGCATACTTAAAGGTATCGTCCTTGATATTGCTCTCAATAGCCTTTATCAGTACATTATCCTCCAACTTATCGCCCTGCATTTCTGTTTCAAAGTGAAAGACACTCTGTTCTGCTTCAACTCCTATGCTCTTTCTTAGTTCATTCCTGAAATCCTCTCGTTTTTCCTCGCTTTCCATTGTTGCAGTAACAACGGCATACGTGCCAAAGAATCCTTTCTTAAATCCATTGCGGGTAAATATACTCGACAGCCATTCGCTTTCACAATCACGCATTACTACATCGGCCCACGCCAGCGGGTAGGTATCATTTCTGTCAAGGTTTAAGAAAAACACTTGCCCCTTGTACTTATCCCAGCCTCCTGCCTTGGTTACCTGTGCTTCTATCACCTTAGGGCGGGGGTCGTATCGGTCAATTGCAACTAAATTCTTATCTCTATCCTTATAGTCCGTCAATTTATCCCAATCGTTATATACAAGCACCTTACCTCGATAGTCCTTGCTGTCTTTTGCCCCTAATCGGCAATTCTTATAAGGCAATACCTGTACGCTTGTCTTCTCGTAGAAGCCGTTGTAATTCACGTGTAAGAATACGCCCTTATGTATTGCAATGCTTCTTGCTACTTTCTTCAACAAGTCATTAGGGGTCTCCCGTTTATCATTGATAAACAACTCATCTTTTCTAAATCGAACCCCTTGTTCCCTTGCTTGCTCTCTTCTTTCAATCTCCAATGCAAAACCACGCCCATAGATGAAATCAGCAATCACGCCCGAACAAGCACGAGCGGTTGGTGAACCTGCCACCAACTGCTCAATAATTGTTGGGTAGTCGTTATTCTGACCATTAGCCAAATACGGGAAGCCTTTATACTTCTCGCTATTTGTCTTTCTTTGCTCTTTCGCTAATTCTATTGCCGTTACCTTTGCCATTGTTAATTGCTAATTGTTACTTAATGAGTTCTTCCCAATTCTCAGGATACACTTCGAAGTTCGCAATCCTATTCTTATTAATTTTGAGATATCGCACCGCGATTTCATCTGTGATGGTGTCGTTGTTAAACAACTCACTACTACCGAAGTCCATTGCCAGCGACCCAATACCTTCGCGCAATCTAAATGCGCATTTGTCATTCGCTAATTTGCTAACTTGTTCATTATCTAACTCTTCTTGTGTGTTTTGACCCTTTTTTGCCATAATAATATTATTTTTAATTCTTAACTTTTCTTTACCCTCATTAATGAGTCTATTCCAATACCCCTGTAACTTACTACCACAAGTCGTACACGGGTCGTTGTCGTCAAACAAGTAAGCATAAAAGGCGATGAACGTATCTTTGTCATCGCTCACCGCCTTTTCATACCCCCCAATGAGCAACTTATTCAATTTCTCATCTGTAAAAACCATTTCACCAATTTATTTTGCCACTATGCAGCAAGTTTCTTATCAAACTTCTTCTTAGTGGTTGCGTAGTCGGTTTCGAGCCATTTCAAAGCCACATTTGGCTCTTTCTGATTTGCAGGAGTCGAAATTGTGAGTTTGAAAGCGCCGCCATTAGTGCGACCTTCACCTTCTGTTACTTCTAATCCTACAAAGAAGCCTAACACATCAAAACTGCTCTCTCCTTTGGCTTTGTGTTCAATTACCGCAACCAATTGTGCACCGTTTACAAACTGGTCAATCTGTTCGTACTCCTCAGCGCTCTTACCATACACAGTAATACCTATTGAGTGCTTATAGCCGTTGAAATCATCATCTGAAATCTCAGGTTTAATGCTCTCTGATATGTGTGTTTCCTTGAAATTGTCAAAGAAGTAACCTGTTTTGCTCGCTTTGAGCACAAGCGAACTCATTTTGTTTTTTGAAGCGTCTACTGTGGTTGCAGCGAAGTCTATATCTGCTCTATTGATGAGCAAGATGCGCTTCTCAATACCTTTTACCTTGTCGGTACAGTCAAAGGTCAAATCTTTACTTAACGCATTAATACATTCTGCCATAATTTCTCTTTTAATGTTTAATTGTTAATGATAAATGGCTAAGCATACATTAACCATTTATCATTAATCATTACTAAATCGCCATTGCTCCGGTATTGCCAATCACACGTTGGAAGTCTGCACGATAAGAAGCCTTCAAGTAAACTTCTTCAAACTTACCGCCTAAGTACTCAACTCCTATATCTTTCAGCGCTCCCATACTATCAATAGCAATTTGGCACTCATTCTTATCAAGTAACAAGGCTCGGTGTGGATTGTGCCACTTAGTGCCGTCGTCAAAGTTAGAGCGTATCATATCATCTAACCATTCAGAGGTAACCACAGGTACACCTTCGAACTCTGACACCATATAACCGCCCTCAACCATTTTAAACGATTGCTCATTGCGGAACTCTTTACGCATAAAACGTGTTAAGTTGGTTGCTAAGCTCTGTGTAATTACAAACACAGGTGAAGCTCCTGACTTAAATCCTGCAATATCTTTCAATTGACAGAGAACTTTGTATGCTCTATCATCTGCAAGAGCACGCTGTCCAGCATAATTTGCCTGTGCATTCTCATCAATAGTAATCTTTCTCTCGGGCGCAGTTGCTACCATTGCTTCAAACTGAGAAAACAATCCGTTAAGCACATTAAAGTTAGCCTTGTCCAAGCCCGCTTTAAGCACTTGTGTACCACTTCCACTTCCTACTGTCGAATGGTTCTTGTCTGCAAAGAACACGAATCTGTTAAAGTCGTTCAAAATACCACCCTCGATTAGTGAAACCAAAAACGCCACATAATCTGAATCGTCAATGTTAAAACGGTCTGCTCCTGTTTTAGCCACCCAAGCGTCGAATGTCTTTTCCAATGTTGAATAACAATCGGAAACAATCACCTTTAATGGCACAGGGTCAAACCAGCCAGTGCGCACTTGTGTCTCAAGTTTTTTAGTTTCCTTCCCACACCCCTCATCTTTGTGTGTTACATTCGATACTGGCGAATAGTAACCAAATTCGGTTTCCTTTGTAACTCCCTCACGAATTGTAAAGATTTGTTGCAAAGGGAGCAATCCAAATTGTCCTTCTTCTAACAAGTCCTTAATTCTCTTGATGTACTCCTTGTTTCTTTCAGCTTCTTTAAGAAACTCTTTAAATGCTGTATTTGCCATATTTTATCCCTTTAATAGTTAAAATTACTTAATACGACCCAAACGTTTACGAATTTTGTCCATATCCAACCCATTTCTAACCACAGAAGGTTCATTACTTGTTGCTCCTGTATCTTCTTCTTTGAACCTGCTTTGAGTTTTCTCAATTTGGTCGAATTTCTTCTGTAACTCATAAATTCTTTTGGCAATCATTTCGAAGCCGTCCATTACAGATTGCGCAAACTCTTCATCAACACCTGCGCCTTTATCAACCTCATTTTCTTCATCCTTAGGAGATTCTTTTTCTTTTATCTCCTTAATAGCCCCGCCTTCCACTACCAGCGTGCTCTCATCTTTCAAAACATACTCACCATCAGCAAGAGGCTTTTCAGCGTCCTCTCCTCCGTCAGTCTTCTGCTTCACTTTGTCGCCTACGGCAGGCTCTTCTGCCTCCGTCTCCACGGTAATAATATCACCATTTGCAAGTGTTAAATCCACATCAAATAGCGATTTACCAAATAATGCCTCTAAGGCACGTGCAAAAACACCTTTTTTCATATCTTTTTTATTGTTTTTTCTGCTTATATACGCCTCATAACGATTAAAGAAATCCCCTAATATCTTAGGGTCTTTCTCCAAAATATCAAATACTTCTGGGTTTTCATCTAAAAAATCTGCGAACTTTACTCCCAAATCATCATTTGCAGAATGAAAGAGACTATCAGTAGCGGCTGGGTCATCTACTAAATCAGACGAAATCCACTCAATAAGTTCGTGCCCTTCTGCTTCTTTCTTCTCTCCACCCTCCTCATACTCTTCAATTACATCGTTAGCCAATATCACAATTGAGTTACCAAACATCTCCGAGTTGCTTTGTGCCATTCTCATAATGTAATCATACATCGTAATGCCACGCCCTTCTACATTCGTATCTTTGGCTATATCATCAAGATACAAATCTCCAAAAATCTTTTCATCCTCAACCTTAAAGTTCTTATACCTTCCAATATAAGAGCCTAATGAGTTGTTGCACATAGTAGGGTGCCCAAAGCGTGCCTTGATATATCCACGTTCATCTCCTTTAGATTTTAGCTCATTCAGAAAACGCTCAGAAAAGTATGTACCATTCTTATTCATACCCTTTTGCGCTAATACAACGCCATAAATGACACCTTTTTCATTGTCAATCTGTTGTACACTCGCTTGGTTATACTCAGGGTTCGCTCTAAATTGATACTTTTTCATTTCATTATTGATACTTTTAAAAATATTTCTATCATTCATTTGCAAAATTACGCACAACCTACCCCACTACGTTGCTAATGTATGTTAGCAATGAATTATAAGGCATTTCATTACCTTTGTCCCCATCATTACGGTTGTAGTTTTATTTGTTGTTAATTTAATTATTCACAAAAAAAGCACACTTTTTATAGTGTGCTTTCTTCTATTGAAAAATTCATTTGTTTTCTTGTATATTTATTTAGGTTATTATTAAACGAAAAACACGCTTTTTGAGGCGTGTTTTTTTCCCTTGTAGGATTACGTCTAAATATTTCTTTCAACAAAAACGCACCTATTGCCGTAGGTGCGTTTTTTTATAATCAATTAATTATTAGTAAGACTTTTAAAGTAATAATAAAAAAGCCCTTTCGTTCGTATACCCATCTCTCTGTGACCATTTACCAAAGCCGACACCTCAGCCTTTGCCAGCCCCAAATCCTTAACTAATTGCTTATTCCCTACCTTGTAGCGGTTCATTCTCTCCTTAATCCAATCAGGCGTTACGACCTCCACAGGACTCGACATATAACACCTTGCTCCAATATTTAGCGTATAATCCTCAAAGAAAGGCATAAAGAGTCCCTGAGCACGTTCTCTTAAATCCTTATCTGTTAAATAATTCTCACTTGGGCTCTTTTCCTGATAAACAGAAACAACAAGAACTTTTGTAGCCTTATCTATATGCTCTATTTTAAAGAAAATACGAGCATACCTTTGATATTGTAATGCCAAATGCTCTAACTTATCCAACTGCTCATCTGTGAGTAAGTCTTTTATTTTGTGTACTGCTTTAACTATATTCATATTTATTATTATAAAAGAGGGGAGGAGTTACCTCCCCTTTCATTGTTACAACTCAATTACATTTGCATTTGTAAGGTCGAAAATCGCTAACTGCTCATTAGCCCTTCCAAGTTCTAAGGCTGTTGGGAAATCATCTACTATCATTACACAATCGTAGTAAAATTGTTTGCTTTCTCTATCATACCAACCGCCTACTACATAAGTGCTTTGCATTGCAACCTCAATAACTCTTTTCAACCCTTCATCTCCAAAACTATCTTGTGTCATTCTCATTGCTACACAATAGCCTTTTTTAGGAGTTTGAAAATCTAACAACGAAACAGTGAATCCTTCTTTGTTAGCCTCTGCAATCTGTTTAATCATTTGGAATATTTCCATAATTGTTTTTTGACCGTGTTATACAGTTGTCTCTTCTGTTCTAATTCAACGGTACAAAGATACGGCAAACGTTTTAATTATGCAAACTTTTTCCAAAATATTTTTCAACTTTTTTTGTTTCATATTTAACAAATAAAAAAGCACCTTATTAGGGTGCTTTATTTTTGTCCTTATAATATTCCTCCCAGTGTGCTAATAACTTCTCTGCGTGCTCCTTTGGCGTTACTTTGATGTACTTTAAAAAACTTGCCTCCGTTGTGTGTCCTGTTATCTTCATTATCGAAAGCGTAGGAAAATTCATCAAGTACAAGTTAGTAGCAAACGACCTTCTGCAAGTATGCGAACTTATTAATTGCCACTTCTCGAATACTCCTCGCTCCTTTCTTCTCGTTTGGGGGTTCATTAAAGTCCCTTCAACTAATTCAGTAAAACCTACTAATCTGCACACCTCCTTAATATTGCTATTAAACACTATACTATTCAATGGTGTAGGCATTCCTCGCTTTCTTATCATCTCTTTAATATGATGATGAAGCGGTATTACAACCTTTGCCCCCGATGTATTACGTGTTTTCTGAGGCTCAACCTCAATAAACTTGCTATCTGGGTCAATTACAGGCAACGCCATAACATCGGAAACACGCAATCCTGTCCAAAGTCCTAAAATCATCAAATCTCGTGTATTCTCCAATCTCTTATCCTTAGAAAAGTCAAACGCTACCAATCTTTCAATTTCTGCCTCTGACAATGCCACTGATATACTCTCCTCCTTTGTTTTTGTGAAGTTGTCTAAATCGTTAGCAATTGTATACCCCTTTTCTTTTGCCTTTCTCAAAAGTACCTTAATGCCCGAAACCAATTCACCTATCGTATTAGCCGAGTACTTCTTTTCATTCATACAAAATGCTACAAACTCATCATTTAATTGAGCATTATATTCAGCAACTTTAATACGTCTCTTTATGTAATTTTCAAAATTAATCAAAGCATTACGTGATTGGTTGTAAATATAAATACGAGCCTTGCTGTATTCCTTGCCAGTATTCTTATTAATCGTTCCCTTGATAGAAGAAAGGAAATTCATCGCAAAATCCGTGAAGTAATCAAATTCATTAGTTACCCTCTCAGGTTTAAATTTAGCGTCAAAAGCGTTCTTTAATTTTTCTCTTGTTATCTTCTCACCATTCAATTTGTAATTATCAATGAGTGTAACAAGAAAGTCGTTGTACTGCATAATATGCGCGGATATCTTTCGCAACCTTACACCGTCAGCACCCTTGCGACTCTTTGGCATACGGGCGTTGAAGTCCCAGTCGTTAGGACTAATAACCTCCCCAGTAGAGTATTTAAATATTTTTTTTTCGTCAGCGATGTAATACTGAATGATAATTATTGTATCTTTGTCGCCATTAGGCTCTTTGAGATAGAAAAACATAATCCGATAATTTTCGGCAAAGATACAAAAAGGGTAAGTATCGTGGTAAGTTTATTTTAAATATTTTTTATTTTTAAAATTAAAAACGTTTCAAAATTCCTTGTGTAAGTTGATTTTTATTTAATTTTCCGTTTTAAAGAAATCAAAATAGATTAATATAACTGTTTGAATGAAAAATAGTCGTTAGCCGTTAATGATTATTCTTTAAGCCTTTAGCTATCGGTATCGAACACATTCGAATAGTCTGACTCGTCCGTATCAAAACTTTGGCAAAGTTTCAACTGTCCTTCGTGCTACGACCCTCCCTTCATTTTCTAATTTTTCTTCCTTTTTTCTTCTTCCATTGGTGTGAGCTTTTAACTCGTGTCCCTATTTATTAATTTCTTAATTTTCTGATTTTTAACTTCTAACACCTAACATCTAATATATTTCATAAATAAACCTTAAAAAAGTTTTCGTTTTTGTTGTGTTTTATATTTTCTTTATTTACTTTTGCCCCACTATTTACTAAATACAGTAGTTAATAGGAGAAATAAGTAATTTCTAACAACTAATTCCCTTCTCCTATTCCCTATTTTCTAAAATAATAAATAACTAAAAATAATGGAACACCAAAATCAACAAAACAAAAGTTACGCATTACCCATTGCGATGATGTTCGCCTTATTCTTTATGATATCATTCGTAACGGGCTTACAAAATCCTTTCGGGGTAATTGTAAAAAACCAATTTATGGCAAGTAACCTCGAATCACAATTGGGGAACCTAGCCAATTTTATCGCTTATGCCTTTATGGGGATTCCCGCAGGGCTAATGCTACAACGCATCGGTTATAAGAAAACTGCTTTAACAGCTATTGCCGTAGGCTTCGTTGGCGTTTGTATTACTTTCCTTTCAGGTAATATGGGTAGCTTTGGAGTATACCTTACTGGGGCATTTATTTCAGGCTTCTCTATGTGTATGCTGAACGTGGTAGTAAACCCAATGCTCAACACCCTCGGGGGTGGTGGCAAACGCGGTAACCAACTCTTGCAATTCGGAGGTGCTATCAACTCTATCGGGGCAACTATCGTGCCCGTATTAGTAGGGTACCTTATCGGTACTATCAGCGCCGGTACTTCTATTGCCGATGC